GTCTCAAAGTACATGTCGGCGGTTGCTGAGGGAGGCTCGACGTAAGGCGAGTACGAAGATGGCACCTGCGTCTTCTGTGATGAAGCAATCGACGGAGATGGGGCTTGATATTCAAGCTGCGGAGTAACCGACGGAACCGGGTAATATGCAAGCGGAACCGGGTAATAATCAAGCTGCTGATTCTCTTCATCCGGAGTCTCAGCTGGTCTGGTCCACTGCATCTCTGGTCCAAAAGGTGTTGTGGGTCGGCCAACACCACTAACCGTGTCGCGCGTCACCCAGTTGGATGGCCCAGTGCCATTCATACGATCAACCCCGTGTCTTGTAAGCTTATCAAAGTTTGAGCCGGGTGGCCCCTTCTCGTCACATGTGCTCACTGGACGTCTTTTCACCCAGTGCTTGAAGTACATCCACGCTTCGTTCAGGTCCTGTGGGCCACGCTCGGCAAGTAGATTCATGTCACGCTCCGCGTTATCCTTTGCAATCCTGCCCGCACGGAGGTAATCCCTCACACCATCGAGATTGGTCAACTGCTTTGTACCCCACCGTGTCGCGCGCCACCCAGTACCCAAGCTGCCGCTTGGGTCGTCTTGCATCTCAGTTGATACTGCACCTTCATACACGTGTCGCCGTCTTGGCCCCCCATCTGTGTCTGCGTCATTATTGAAATAATATCCACCCCCATTTTCAGCTGCTACATTTTCTGCATGCGTCCCCTGTAGCCAGTCTTCAAATTCCGCCTTTAGACACGCCTCTGCCTCTCCTTCATAACCCTTTATAGTCTCTTGAAGATACACACCTCTCTGTGTGTCGTCAAGAGCACCTGGATTATAGCGACGTTCCCTACTGCTAAGTTTCTTCTGCAAGTACTCGGCGTTGTAATCTGGCCAACTCGCCTTTACGGCAGACTCAGCTGGCGTGCCGAGATTATCACCCTTCACAGTCCAACCCCACGTCATCTCCTTGCGCACCCGTCAGAAGAAATTCTAACTCTCCAGTATAGAGAAGAATGGCCAATCTACAGCAGCGCTCCCCCGCATGGCACCTCGCACGTCGCGGCAAGATGACGGCATCGAATCTCGGGGCGACGCTCGGTCTTGTGAATTACACGTCGCGTAAGGTCGCATATAGCCGCGCGATGGGGCTGGACAAGTTTGAGGGCAACGACGCGACACGGTGGGGTAACGACAACGAGATGAACGGAATCATGGCGTACCAGTCCAAAACCGGAAACGTGGTGATGCCGACTGGTCTGCACGTGCACACCGACTACAGTTGGCTCGCCGGTTCCCCTGATGGATTTGTGGGCGAGAAGGGCATGATTGAAGTCAAGTGCCCCTTCTACTTCAAGCGGGATGGCAGCGGGCGCATTCACAAGCAAGTTCCGGCGCACTATTACTGCCAGATGAACGCGCTCATGGAGATCTGTAACCGTGACTGGTGTGATTACGTGTGCTGGTCTCCAGAGGGGATGGCGGTGTATCGCGTCAATCGCGACCCTCAAAGCTTCGAGATACTCCTGCACTTCTATGCGCAATTCTACGCCGCCATGCAAGCCCAAGCGGATGGCCCCCCAGCACAGTCAAAGGAGGTGAAGAGCCACATCGAGGCGACGCTGGCCGATGCCCTCGAACGCTCGGTGGTTTACGATTTCTATGCGAATGTGGACCCCGGTTACCCTGTGCCTTCTTCTGACCCCTATGATGAGATGGACGACGACGACAACGATGATGACGAGACACTCACTGCACGTTCCAAGCGGAAGCGTCTATCCGGTGTACCCCACGACGAGCGAGCGTCTGGTGACGACGCATCGCCTATGTGTGGCTAAGTCACAGGCGGCAAGACTATTTAAGAGTGGGTGCGGCTCCGCGCAGCACAGGTTCCGCCGACATGCATTACGTAAATATCGTTGCAAAGCCTCACAAATTAAGTTTGATGACACTGGGGCCACGAAACGAATTGCTCAAGCTGTGATCTGCTATGACGACGATAGCATTCTCGGGAGGACTGACGGCCACACAATCGAGATAGCGTGCGTGCACATGAGCCACGCGGAACTGGTAGGCACTCTCATACACGAAGCTATGCACGACTGGTGTAAAGTCAAAGGGCGTTCAATGTCGTGTGTTAGTGAGCACTATTGCATGGGGAAGTGTGGTGATCCGAACGAGTGCGAGGATTCTTAATTCTAATTAGAGCACAAGACATGTCGCAACTACGCTCCGGTACCTGCCTCTACGAGTTTGCTCCCATCCCAGATTTGCGGCCACAGTTCAATGGTAAAGTGGGCGAGGACCCTTCTGGTTTTGCTCTGTTGAACCAGTGGTGTGCCGAAAAGCCGCGCCGCAGCGACACACCACGCAAGGGTGATCGTGAAGCTTACGGCGGTCTGCTGAGCAAAATTCCGTTTATAAATTCCGCAAAGGTCGACAACGCGGGGGTTGCTATACGTAACAGTAAGGTTGCATATGATACGGTGTCCACGTTGTACGGTTCCGTGAAAGTTCCGAGGGAACGTGACGAATATCAGTTCACTCCCAGTGTGGACACACTGCATTTTCTAAGCCATAGTCAAGGGACGCGCCTCGCTCCACTCCCTCCCCGTTTCTTTCCATGATGACCCGACGCAACTACGGAAAGCTCGACGAGCAGGTGCCCGAGATTGTCTTCGCGCTGGGGGCAGATCGTCAGGGGAAGCCAACTATCACGATGATGACCGGGGCATCGGCGCCAGTGGAGGTGGCTTTCCTGACCCCCGCCTGTGTCACCAACTGGCCCCGCTGCACTGGTGATGGGAACTTTGGGACTATGTGGGGCCCGACGGACGTTCAGAAGGCAAAGTTCTCACTCGACCTCACCGACGGTGCGATCAACGGGGAAGTGAACCCGCACTTCTCGCCGTTTTCCGCACTGATGGAACAAGTCGACGATAAGCTGCTGGACTTTGTGCATAACAACCAGCTGAAGGTCCTTGGCCGTAAGAATCTCGCTCGCGAGGAGGTAAAGATGTTACAGATCCGCACTGTGCGTCCGAAGTACGATAAGGGTTCCGGAGTCCTTATTGGGCACTCGGTGCAGATGTCGACTAGCAAGTACGCTTGGGATGGCATGGGAGGTAAGTTTGCGCGCACGATCAACGTGTGCGATTACACGGGAACAGTTGTGCCGAACGGCAACGTTGCGCCAGGCGACGTCGTCGCAGCAACTTGCTTCGCCAATCAAGTTTACACCGGTGTTGGCGGTGACAAGTTTGGCATTCACTGGAGCTTCGAAGACGTGTCGGTGGTGTGCCAGCGCTCGAAACTTGAGGTCCGCTCGAGTGTGCCGATCTTTGGTACTTTGACTTACGACTTCGCCTCTATCTACGACGGCTCTACTGGTGTGATGGAGACGCAGTTTTCTGATTAGGTAACGAGAATGGGCGATGAGAAAGCTAACCCTGACAATGCGGTAGGAAAGACTAACCCTCGGGTCGCCACGAAGACAAATGGTGCGCCGGTTGCAGCGAAGGCCACGACGTACGGGAAGCATGCCACTATGCCAGTGTTGGCGTCTGACAACTACGCGGCGGTTATACTGCCAGACATCACAGAGTTCCAGCCGAGTGCGATTAAGCTTGACGCTACCATTGTAGCTGTAGGTAAACGTCGGACTGGTAAGTCTTGGGTGTTCCGTAATTTGATGTATCTAATGAAGGACCAATTTGAGGCGGGGATTGTCATTAGCCAAACTGACGAATTAAACAAGTTCTGGCAGCAGTACATACCGTCCAAGTACATCTACCCAAAGTACGAGCCGGAGATTCTAGACGCTGTATTTACGCGCCAAAAGAAGATCTTGAACGACAAGAATCTCTCAGACGAAGAGAAGGAGAAGAAGGCGCCGTTTTTTATACTACTGGACGACGTGATTAGTGATCAGCGCCTACGATACGACCAGAACCTTATGGAGTTGTTTGTGGCTGGGCGCCATTACAAATTGTTCGTGCTCATCACAACACAGTACGCTAAAGCAATTACGCCTACGATCCGTGGTAACACTGACTACTGTTTCATAATGAAGTGTATCCAGAAAGGCCAACGTGAGGCGCTCTGGGAAGACTTTGGAGACTTCTTGACGAAGGATGCCTTTGCGCAAATCCTGGATGCATACACCGAAGATAACGAGGTGCTCGTCATAGACACTTGCGCCGAGCATCAGGTGGACCCGCTCGAGATGCTGTATTGGTGGAAGGCACAGGACCCGGGAGAGTTCAAGGTGGGCGGCGAGGAGTTTTGGGCGTCCGCGATGGTCTCAGATGCAGAGGTGCCGCCAGCCGCGGGACCAGAGGCGGCATCTGACTTATTGTCAGTTGGGGACATGATGCCCTCGCCGTGGAACCAATACGTTTAAATTTCTAGACACACACTAGTTCATGAGCACTGGTCGGGCGATTCAAGTTTCTGTTACACACACTGTTCTGGGGGTCGGAGTAGGTGCTGGCATCGAAGCCATGCTGCCGGCGTTCAGTGCAGGCGCTTCCGTAACAAACCTAGTCTTTGAAACTCTGGTCCAGGTGGGGCTGAATGGAGTCGCTCTTGCTTCCGTTTCTGAGTTTCTCCGGGATGACGATCCCACCTTTGGAATACCGTTCTCAGCGGCACTAATGTTTGCACAGTCGGACTTGGGAAAGCGACTTTCGACGCTAGGCGCTGTAGTAAAAGTGCAGGTTGAGCAAGTTGCACAGCGAATGGCGCGACAGGTGCCAGCTGTGTAATCGGCCAACCGATAGCGGACGTCATCCCGTTCCACATCTCGTCGAGACTCTTAAGTTTTGGCTTGGACTTAATGAGTGGGAAGAACATGCCAAACTGGCGACACTCCATCTTTTGGAACAGGCGACAGAAGACGTAGTTGTAATTTAAGAAGTTCTTGCGCTTAAGTCCCTTGCTGCCCTCGAACGGCTGCTGCAGTTCCTGGAAGAGGAAGTCGAGCTGTTGGACGACCATGGGACCAGGACAGGGTGGCTGTATGCCAGTAATGCGGAAGATGATCTGCAGCCACTTTTCGATGTAGAGTTGCTTGTTTAGAGATCGGAGTACCGAGCGGACAGTGTCTTTGTTGATAACTGTGAATGTGCCGTCGCATAGTTTCTCGGCAATTTCGAGCATTTCTGGAGCAGGGATTGCAGACTCCATAAGTAGTAGTTGGCTGATTCTCTCATGCCAGTGATGTATCCGCTTATAATTGCTCGACTTCGTGGGCATGATGTTGCCATACATCGTCTCCCAATACACAGGAGCATTTTCCACCACGCCACAAGTGTCGCAAATTCGACATCCAGGATGCCCTGAAGCGGGTCCGCCATATTCGAAGTTGCAGTCGCCGCAGCTGACACAGGCACCAGAATATGCAACGGGTACGGGCCGTTGCTCAGCCAGCAGATGCTCCAGATCAACAAATGCAGCGTCAACATCAGCCTGCTCAGCCACAACCATTGCCACATCTTCTACCACAGTGTTGGAAAGTGTTGTTGGCATTTTCCAACTCACTCCTGAGGCAATGGAATGTTCGCAGAAATGGCTCGACGTATTCGTCACGAATGCCGACCCTAAGCAAGAGACTGACTTTGATGATCGTTACGTCGCGCCGGTGCAGAGTGTGTGGGTTCATAGTATCCCTGGGGTCACTAGTATCCCCGCATCGGTCTCCGTTGAGGGGAACGTTCAAGGGTTCATTCATGCAGGGGTGCCGGCGACCGGTTTTCATTCAGTGGCACTTCATCCAAACCCAACAGTCCTTATTGGTACAATCGTTGAGGAGCAGACTGACTGGATTATGCCAACTTTTCCATATAGTCACGAAACAGACCCCTTTAAGGAGATTACGGTGGGCGACCTAATCCGCGTTGGCGCGCCGTCAACGAGTGGCTTCACTGATTATCTTACAGTCGTGGAGAAACAGCACATCGCAGTAATGGCAAACGGGACCGGGGTGCCACTGCCACTACACGAGGACGGGCCGAAATCATACGAGGAAGACAACGGTGTTGGTAAAGTTGATTACTGGGGCAATTTAGCCCCATACTCCTCTAATAACGACGAAAAGGATGCTAATGGTAACGTTTCCTATAATACTGGCCTAGAAGGGGGGCCATCTGTTGGTGGGAATAACATAAGATATGAGATGACTGCTCTCCGTGTCAACCACGCAGTGAATTGCACGAGTATCAATCGGCCGAAAGA